AGCTATGCTACTTGAAGACTTCCGGGTACTCACCCCTCACTTGCGACCCCTTTTATTTAGAAGAGTTTCGTCTCTTCCCGGTCTGTTCCCGGCGTCAGTGTCTCTCGGAACCTGTGACTCACGCTTTAACGACGCAGTTAAGCGCCGTCCCAATTGTGCTACAGTCTAGAAACCTCCGTTCGACCGGCTAGGCGTGGACAGTTCTGCTGGTTGCTGAGTGCATGGGATAGTGGAATTTGTATTGCGCCCCACACAGCGCTCCCAATGCAAACAGGACTCCAGTCAGGTAACCACTTTAATTCATCCGACATACACAATTCCTGGGCTGAGTGCGTGCTCTCTCCTCCGGATACCGCTCCCAATGGACTCTACCCCTTCTTCATTCCGGATAAGATTTTGGCGACCTTGAGTAGGTTGGCATTTATTACCTCGTGACGCCACTTGGAGTGGTTAACCTCTACTAACTCACCAGTTTGGCCGAGCATTTCGAGGATCATGCACGTGTTGTAGGTAATAACACTAGCTCCATAAGTCTCCATCTTTTCACCTCCCTTGTAGAAGATGCGGTCTCCAATCACCTCAGGTTCGAAGTTGCCAAGTTTGATGACATGGTGTATGGCCTCCTTAAAGGTTGGCTTATACAGATTGTCTTCAGTAACTTTGTGCGGCTCATAGTTCTGTGAAGAACCAGAGTTGACCTCAGAGATGGTGGGTAAACCTCCGTTCGGTTTTACTGGTGGGGGAATCTCTATTGGTACCTGTCAGGGGGTCGGATTGTTAACTTGCTGTCCTCCGCTGCTTGGTAGAGGGGTCGTGGACCCGCTCGGCAACGGCGCAGACGAGATCATCACATTATCCCAATCCATAGGGGTGTTGGGATTCATTGTGAAGCCGCCACCAAACCCACCTCCGGTAACCCTCGGTTGCCGACACCAGACTCGCAGTTCAATGACTACTTCTCCGGTGAGGTGGATGGTGGCCGTGTCAAGACTCTGGGCAAACTCCACCACGGAGCGCCCAACAGCCCACACGACGTCTTGCTTCCTTCCTGTGTTATGAGGGTAGTGTGCATATTGCCAGGGGGCAAAGAGGTTGCCACCTCCTGCCGCGATGGTAAAGCGGCCGGCGGGGTTATTAATCTGACTTCGGATTTCAACAGCTACCAGGTGCCCAAGAGGAAACAACTTTAGAAAAGCTGCTCCCAATGACCTGGGTTTATTGCTGTCGCCATTCACGAAGAAGTTAATCTTCCCATCTCCGGCCACTGTCCCGGCTAGATACACAATCACAGGGTTCAATCCTCTCATCTGACCAGCCAACGTCGCAGGTAGGGTGGTCCCAACCACCCGGGAAACGATTCCATTTCCCTGCGAGTTTCCGTTCATCCTTCTTCTGTTCCGTGGCCTCCTTCCAGGCTGTCGGGTAGGGGGTGCTACCACTTGGACCACTGTCGTGTTCCTGCTCAATCCCAAATTCCTTCTCTTTGCCATTATGTTTCAAAGATGTGTCCAAAGTTCGTGTGATGCTTTGTAAGACAGTCGAGTTGTATTGTTGTTCGTTCGTTAATTCCCAGTGGGCCCGCGCGCTGCCCATCTTTAAGTGAACAATACATGGCTTCCAAGGCTATCTGTTGTCCCACAGACACGTCAAAAGCTCTTTCAAAAGAGTTGCGTGCTTCAGGAGATATCTCTTCAGCCACCCCGTAGTCAAACTTAGCTCCAAACGCCTTAGTCCAATGGGATTGGAACGCTTTCCAATTGGACACCTTAGATCGACTGCCAAAACCGCTTAACCATTGGTGGAATGTACTTTGCACAGGTATGCCCTTTGTAAGCGAGTACCCACCTGTTCCAACGGCTTTAATCCAAGAGTCAATCTGGCGGACATTAGTGCAGCAAACGAGGTCTTTTGCTAGAGAGTTGATGTTGCGGACCATTCTCCATCTGACGCCGTCGAAAACAGGCCTCATTTGGCAGAACTCAACCTTCTCCAAGTCGTAGACAGTATCCTCAACCTTCATCTTAAACCCAAGGTCGGTATACCAATCTGCAACATGTGAGCGGAAACGCGCTTCATCAGTTCTCTCCATAATGACTACAATGTCATCCCCGTTGTCCATCACCTCATGACGTATGTTTAGGAGCCGGCATAAAGAATATGTCATTCCTACCATGAGAACGCAGTTCCCAAGTGCCGTGTCCATATCGCCGCTCATTCGGCGTCCCTCCACTTGATACTTCACATAGCCATCCTTGCAAGAGCCGTGGCCCCTGTTCACCAGGAGCATATCTAGGTGGCGAGCAAAGTCGGGGTCGTTGTTGAAACGTTTATACACGGAGTGAGTCCACTGCAGAGCTTGAACACTACAGTGCTGGTCAAATCTGGAAGCGTCCAAGCCCACACCACAAGGATTGCGGAACTCTCCCCACTTCTTGGCCATTATGTCACCCATCTGAAACATGTCAAACCCCTTAGCGACGCATGGATATTTGTAGAGCTTGCCTAATTGGCGATAAATCTTGTGCTCCATTGGTTTAATCCATTTCCCGAAACTCAGATTGAATCGGGGGTCGCGTGGCTGGATTACGCGAGGTGCCGGGTCAGCTTTGGCAGAAAAGTTGATCTTCTCACACTTGACGAATGTCGATACGCGCGCATCCCGCTTGGACAACGGCTCGAGAGCCAAACTGTCATAGGCTTTTGAGTACCTCGTGAACTGGGAACCAGTGTACGAGTCCCTAACCTGCTCCAGTGTCCAAGCGTCGATGTGATGAGATCTGAAATCCTGCTGGAAGTATTTAAGCATTGTAAAAGCTGCTTCTCCGGGCTGCACAGGCTGAGTGCGGTTATTGTCGGTGTAGAAAACACGCTCATTCAGCCCCCTCAATAGGTTGTTTAAGGAATTGTTGTGTACCGAGTAACTAGCGTCAGGACGAGGGGCATCCAGTATAAATGCCCATCTTTGAGGGTCTCGGGGCCGAGACACCGGGCACAGCTTGATGGCTTCGTGTAGGTTGCCAGTGAAGTCAACCTTGGTTTCGACGCCCTCAAGCTGTACCAAGCCCCTTAGTGAAAACCCTCTACTTTAACTCCGACACCCACAACAGATGCCGGCCGGTTAAAGTAAAACCGCAAAGCCAGTTCAGACCATGCGGATACCTCCGACGCGCCCACTCCCCACTGAGTCATAAGGTCCCTCACCGTTCGGCCGATGGACTCATGTGTGGCGGGACTTTGGGACTTCCATCCGTACTTCACGGCGCATTGCCTTGCGGCAACAGCGGCGATCAGTCTCCGGTCGAATGCGAGAGGACCTGCCTTCCTAGTCGTATAAGTCCAGCAGTTTCCATTCTCGTCAATCAACTCCTCCTTCTCTTCCACGGTGGTGGGCACGGTAGCGATGCCAAGGTCGCCTTCAATCTGGTCCAGTTTCCATGCCTTCAAGTCCTCAAGCGTTTGCCTCTGCACAGCAGCCACGGAAGTTTCCCACTGAGCGAGGAAAAGTTCCATGCTGTCCACATATCGCAAGAGGAAGTTAACCACCCTCCTCATGAAGCGGAGAGTCCACCCTGCCAGTCGAACCAGTGACCTACCCATGGCTCCCTTGAGCTCCTGGGCCTTCCCACTTTGGTGGCCGAACACCAAAGCGAGGAAAAGACTGATGATCGTGAT